GAAGATGAAGCCGTTTTGGAGAAAGGTGCCTCAGGCTCTGGTGGTTCAAAACCCAGAGATCGTAGATCAAGACGCCCAGCAAGACCAACACAATTTGAAAAGAGACTTGTTGTTCTAGAGAAATTTAAGTTTCCACAACTTAGTGACCCTGATTCTGACTTTGATATGAAGGAGTATTGCCCAAGTGAGCAAGAAGCTTACCTAACTTTGGATGATAAAGATAAATTAGAAGAGGACGATATCATTGAAATCTCTTCTATGGAAAACCCAACTCTATTGAATGCTATCTATCAATCAGCAATTTCTTTCTTACCTGATGGCCCAACTTATCAGGCTGCCGTTGATAGCGCTGCTTTGGATATGATGAGAAAGTGTGTTAACACAATCTTATGTAAAGTAACAACAGAATACGGTTCACTTGGAGGATGGGGATATGACACTTTTGTCTATGCCCCTTCTCACATTGTTGAACGAGTAGGAGAGACAGCTATTTGTACACGTAAAGTACGAAATCAAGAATCTAAATACAATTATAGAATGATTTGTGTAGCATACAAGAAAGAGTGGGAGTTATGTTTGTTTAAAATTTTACCCATTAATCACTCTTCGTATAAGAGTGATATTGACCGACCAATTAATGACCTTGTTTTTACAAAAGATCTTATGAAGTATGTCCCCCTCTCCTGTGATGTTGCTGGAATTTCTAAAATCAAGACTGTTATCCAGTATCTCCCAGTCAGTGATCTCATTTGTTCAGGTAAAGCTGAATATGTTGAGAATTACGTTGTCAAAACTGTAAATGGAGAGTGTATTAACACTAACATCTATGCCATTACAACTATGAGAACTCTTGGAACACATACCCAAGATGGCGATTGTGGAGGATTTGTAGTTATGCTGGATCCTTATTCGACAAAGAAACTTATTGGAATGCACTTTGCAGCTCAGACACGATGTGGTGCTGCAATGTCAATTGTATGCACTAAAGAACGATTTATGAAACTTTTATCTGAGTCAAAATTGTATGAAGAAACATCTTCTGTTAAATTTCAATCATTACCGGTGTTTCCAAAGATTAACATGGCAGTTCAACACGAACTGGATAGTTTTGATCAATATGTCAATGATGGATTAGGTATTCATATGCCTGATAACAAGAATGAATCTGACCCTGCGTTTATTTATTTAGGAGACCTTGATTTTATGGAACCACCCTGCGATATTAAAGGAAAAACTGATCATAAACCCAGTGTTTTCCATGGAGTTTTCCCAGTAACTAAGATTCCTTCAGCGTTGATTGAATCCCAAGTAAAAGATACATCACAATTAGCTCTTGATGGAAATGGACGACCTAATATTTTAAAGACTCAATTGAATGCCAATGGTGATGGAAAGCATATTATGGACCAGAAAATCTTGGACTTCATGCTACCACAACTTATTGATCATTTCAAAGGAGTTCTGAATGGAGAATCAATTGGAACATCATTAAATTTTAAAACAGCTCTTTGGGAGAGTGTTAATGGACAATTCTTTAATCCTAACTATGAGAAAATTAATTTTAAGAGCTCAGCTGGTATCCCTTGGAAACAAATGGGAGCTCCAGTTAAGAGTTCATTCTTTGAAGATGTTATGATCCCAAACCCTCTTAACAAATCGGAATACGTTGAAGGAAAAGCGTTCCTTAAAGATGAGAGATCTTTATTCTTGAGGAAGGTCATCAAACATAAATTGGAAGAAGCAAAGAATCTACGTCGAACATTTTCAATGTGGAAGTGTTGCCTCAAAGATGAGGTAAGAGCAATCAAGAAAGTAACAACTGGAATGACACGTTGCTTCCAATCACCACCTATCGAACTTGTATTGTTTGGACGTATGTTGCTCGGAAGGTTTAAAGCACAATATAAAGCTAATAGAAATCGACTTTTTCATGCAATCGGAAT